GGCTAAAAGCCAAAAGGCTAAAAGCATGGTTGTATAATCTTCCGTATTGTGAGAAGTGTTTGGCGTTTTGGTCGGGGTTGATAATTACAGGGCGGTTAGATATGGCTGTGGTTACGGTTGTGTTTACTAAATTGATATTGAGATATGTTTAGCAACAAGGAAAAAGAGATCATTGAAAGATGGTCCAGAACGAATGTGTTGGGGTTTACGGATATCGAACCCATGCAGCAACTAAGCGAGCGTTTGAACATCGGGGTATTTAATGCAGGGTGCAACGCTTGTGTCAGAAAAAGAATGTCCACATTAGTTGAAATATTACAGAATGAGCCAGATACTAATAGTAGCGTCGGAGGACGGAGTAGCGTATCACAGGATATTATCACCAGTCCTGAACCTAAACGCAGACGTAAGCCACGTACCAACGCTTGACATTAAGGATGACTTGGTAGAGTTATTCTCCAAGTTTGATACCTTATTTTTAAGCAGGATTCTTTCGGCTGATGAGAATCAGTTTGAAAAGATATACACCGCTATTCAGGAAACTGGCATTAAGTTAGTGGTGGACATTGACGATTATTGGTCATTACCACCGCAGCACGGTCTCTACAAATGGTACAAACAAAACAAGATCACATACAAGATTGCCCAGACGTTACGATTAGCCGATGTGGTTATTACTACACACGGACGACTGGCCAACAAGGTTCGAGAATTAGGAGTTAAGGAAATAGTGATTTGCCCAAACGCTATTAACTTGGATCACGAACAATGGAAGGAGCCAGAATATGATCGGGCGCGGTTTACGGTAGGTTGGGCAGGCAGTTCACATCATGTGATGGATCTGAACATGGTCAGGACATCGTTTATGCAGTTAGTAGATAAGGAGGTAGGTATTGTTTTCGGGGGCTACAAAGAGGGCTATCCGCAGAACTATTTTGAGTATATATTATCGGCCAACGGTAAGAACCCAAACTATAAAAGAATTCACGCTATGGATGTATGGAATTACGGACGTATGTATGACTATATGGACGTATCTATTGCGCCTTTGAAAAAAGACGATTTTAACATGATGAAGTCCGAGCTGAAAGCGGTCGAAGCAGGGGTGAAGGGCTGTGGGTTTATAGCATCAAACATTCATCCATATACATTGATTTGTGATTCCACCAATTCGATACTGGTGGACAAGCCGAATGACTTTTATCGGGCGATTATGAGGTACAAAAATGATCCTGAAATGTTGACATCTCACCGCGCAAAATTAAAACAAGATATAAAAGAAAAGCGTAACTTAACAGAAATCAATAAGATAAGGGAGGAAATCTTATGATACACAAGACGTCTATAATATATCCAAATGTAACGATTGAGGACAATGTGTATATCGGCCCTTATTGTATAATTGGTGCTCCTGCCGAGAGCAAAAGTTACACAGGCGAGGGAGAGGGAGTGATTATCAAGTCAGGCACAAAGATACACGGCCACGTTACGATTGATTCAGGAACGGAACGCCCCACGAAGATAGGCCACAATGCTTATATTATGAAAGGCGCACACATAGGCCACGATGTAGTCATTCACGATGACGTTACTATTGCTTGCCATTCGTTAGTAGGTGGACACGTTACCATTCAGGACGGTGCAAATTTGGGGTTAGGTTCTATCATTCATCAAAGACAGATAATTGGGGCTTATGCTTTTGTTGGGGCAGGGGCAGTAGTAACTAAGGGAGCGTATGTGAAGCCAGGTACTGTATTCGTAGGAAGTCCAGCACGGTATATCAAGTACAATTATTTTGGCATGGAAAGAGCAGGCATAACGGATAGTGTTCTTGAAAAATACGAATCACTATACAACATGATGAGGTATGAAGGGTTGCGTGGTTAGTGCAATGTATGGCCGTCATGCTACCGTAAAGACGTTTTTTGAGCGTTTGAAACTTCCGGTGGTAATGTCGGTATCTACTCCTGAAGATAGTGCATTTGCAAGGGCATACACGGACAAGGTGATTGAATTAGAAAATAACCCACTTGGAAGGAAATGGAATGATACTATCAAGTATGCCTATGATTTGGGTTTTGATTATTTTGTGATGTTAGGATCTGACGACTGGATGACATTACCGACCTACCTATTTATTAAGGAACAGATAAAGCATTACGATTTGATCGGATTTGAAGATATTTATTTCGAGCAGGAAGGTGATTGTTATTATTGGGCAGGCTATCAAGATCAGCGCAGGGGTGAACCTGGAGGCGCAGGCAGAACCATTACAAGAAAAGGAATAGAGAAGTTGGATTTTAACGTATGGGAGAACGCAGGCCAAAGGGGGCTTGATGGGTATTTTTGGGCAAGGTCTGGGCATCTAAACAGAAAGGTATTCAACCTGAAAAAAGAAGGGCTGTATCTGGCCGACATCAAAGACGGCAAGGGGCTAACTCCATTGAAGTCTATACAGCATATACAGAAGTTATGAAAGTAGCCTACATAATGAACACCCTAAACAGGGGTATGATAACGCCAAACGTGACAGAGGTTAACGTAAAAAACGCAGGTTATGACATTGATTCGTTCTACATAACAGATCAAGGCTCTACGGACATGGTGAAGGATTGGGTAGCTGAATACGCGACAATAGCACATTTGTACGATAGGAACATTGGCAACCCACAAGCGTTGAACCAGATGGCAGAACTGGCATCCAAGCACAAAAACGACATCATTCTGATAATGGGTAATGATATAGAGATGCCAAAGAACTGGCTAAAACAAGCTGTAGAGGTTCTGAAGTATGCCGAAACAGGGATTGTAGGATGGTCATGGAGGGGCTACCAAAACGAGCCAGTAGAATACTACGGACACAAGGTAGTTAAAGATTCAAAGATTTTCGGCTGTTGGGCAATGCGTGCCGACACATGGCGGACGGTTGGGTACTTTTCGGAGTTCTCTAAATATGGGATATGGGATAGCGACTACAACACCCGATCACAATTAGCAGGGTATTCTAACTTCTATCTGTACGGATTGCACTCCAAACACTTAGTTAACGATGTAGAACACCAAACAGAATACCGTCTAATTAAGAATGAAGAAATGCGAAAGGCTGCTGCTAAATACCAAGCCATGCTACCACGATACTCAAAGGATTGTTTCTACGTTGACAAATGGCAGAACCTGAAATGCAAAACAATCGTAATGGAACTGTAATCAACAAATGAAGATTTTTTATACTTTATAATGGATGGCAACGAACTCGAAGATCAAACGGACATATCCTTCCTCCAAGTCATGGGAGAGGAGCAGTCTATCTTCCCTGCCGGAACATTGGTACAAAACATCATCACACCAATATCATTACAGATCGAAATCGTCAATGGGTGTTATGAGGAGATGGACGGAGACGGTGATATGGAAGTGCTATTGGGTTACATCTTTGATGAGATAGACGACGACGACGGCTTTGAGATAGTAATTTCATTAAATTAAGACTATGGCAAAAGGGAAAGACGATAAAGGAAGATTCACAAAAGGGAATCTATTTTCCCTATACAACTGCGGAGGCAGGCCGCCAAAGTACCAAACAGCAGAAGAATTAGCCAATAAAATAGCAGAGTATCTGGAGTATGAAGATAGCATGAAAAAACCAGACAGCTATTCAGGCATGGGCAAAGGAATATACACACTAAGCGGATGCGCCCTTTATTTAGGCTTTAACAGCAAATCTTCAATGGACGATCAGATGAGGAGAAGTTCGGAGTTTTCGAACGTGATAGAACGCTTCAAGTTATTTTTGACACATTGGAACGAACAAAAACTGTATTGGGGCGGAACATTCCCTGCGGCAAATTTCTGGTTAAAGAATTTCGGAGGGTACAAGGATGAGCAGACGGTCAATCAAAATCAGAAGATAATAGCAAAGTATGGAGATAACGATGTACCAACCTCACGCGAAACAAGCGGAGATACACCGAGCGATCAATAAGGGAAGGGAGAAGTATTACACTTTATGTATTGGCAGGCAGTTTGGGAAATCCGTATTGGCCGAGAACCAAGCTGTAGATTGGATGGTTAATAAGAATTGGCATGGCGCATGGGTATCACCAACGTACCGTCAAGCTAAGAAGGTAGCCGATGAGATGGATAGTATGTTTGAGGGACTATTCAATTACAACCGTACCGAAATGGTTATGCGCGTTCCTTCAGGTGGTTCTATTCAGTTCTTTTCTTCCGAGCGTTACGACAACATAAGGGGTTTTACCTTTGACTTTCTGATAGTAGATGAAGCAGCGTTCCAAGCAGAGGAAGCATGGACGGAGGTGCTAAGAGCAACGGTATTGGTACACGGCAAAAAGGTGCTATTCGTATCTACACCCAAAGGGAAAAATTGGTTCCACAATATGTTCCAGTTGGACGGCGTAAACCCTGCTTACAGATCGTTTAAGTTCACTTCTTACGACAATCCAATGATTGATCCCAAAGAGATTGATGGAGCAAGGGAAACGCTGCCTGAACACGTTTTCAGGCAAGAGTATTTAGCGGAATTTTTAGACGGCAACGGAAGTCTATTTGGCAGAATGAAATTCTACACACCTACCGAGAAAACAAAAACATTTTTCGGTGTAGACGTCGGAAGGGCGAATGACTATACTGTTTTGACCATATTAAACGAGAATGGCGAGATGGTTTTCTGCGATAGGTGGAGGCATGACAGTTGGGAGTTGATTAAGAAAAGGGTGGCCGATAAGATAAACGAGTATGGAGCCATCGGACTGGTAGAGGTGAACAGTATCGGTGATCCGTTTCTGGAAGACTTGCGCAAGTTGGTTAAGCAGGCAGATCCATTCCAGACTACGAACAAAACGAAGCAGGATATAATAGAAGGGTTGATAGTGGCGTGTGAGAATGGCGAAACGTCATGCTTGGATATTGACTGGCTACGAAAAGAATTAGAGGTGTTTGAATGGGAATACCTACCCAAGACAAGAAGTGTGCGCTATTCTGCTCCGTCAGGCTTCCACGATGACGGTGTAATGAGTTACGCTATTGCTTACCATGCTATGAAAAATCTAAAAATGAAGGGGGTATATTATGTCCGTTAATTGGTCAAAAGTTACGTTAGAACAGTTTACGCAGTTGCGCGAAGCCTTACACATGGAGGACAAGGTAGATAAGATGGTTCATGTCTTAAAAGTGATGGAAGGCAAGGAGTACGATTCCATTATGACGATAGACCTGGACAAGCTGCGCAAGGATGCCGACAAATGGATTCCATTGTTAGAAACTACACCGGAGGGAAAACTAAGAGAAAGGGTAAACATCAACGGACGGTGGTATCGGTTTATCTTGAACATTAACAAACTATCAGCAGGGCAGTATATTGATGTTATGGAGTTCCTGAAAAGGGCAGGCGGCAATGAGGACAAAGTGTATCAGTATTTGCCTGACATTTTAGCTTCGATCTGTGTGCGGACCAGAAAGAAGTGGCGAAGATGGAAGGATGAAAATTACCAACAATCTGACGAGATTAAGGAGGACATGAAGCAATTACCGATGGATTTTGTATATCCGTTGTCTGCTTTTTTTTTGAATCTTTGGACGCTTTTAATGTTAGAATTAGCCCGATCTTCAACAGGCCGTCTACGGGAGGCTATAGCTACAGTAGAGGATTTACTGAAAAGTGGGGATGGGTTATCACCCTCGACGCTCTCGCAGGCTCGGACGTTAATAGATGGGATCAAGTTACAGGCTGGCCAGTTGGAAAATTCGTTAATGCAATCAGCTTCTTCCAAGACAAGCAGGAGGAGGAGAAAAGAATCCAAGACCAGATAAACGCGAAATATAGAAAATAGCGTTCCAACAAATCACGTTTTTGTGTACTTATATGTATGGGGGTAGTTCAGGATTTCGACAACAAGTTTAACTTACCGTTACAAAAAACGGTAGAGTACACGACGGACACTTCGGATGCACACCCTATAACTAAACTCCTGCAAGAATACGGTCAAATGTGGGTGGATTGTTTGAACGCTAACATAGACAAGAAGCAGTTAATACACACAGGAGAGTTAAAGCAGTCCATCAAGTACGACCCACGCATCGCAAGGGGGAAGGTATTTGTGTTGAAGATGTTGATAGCGGACTACTACAAGTTCGTAGATCAAGGCGTGAAGGGTGCTGCATCTTCTGCCAAAGCCCCTAACTCACCTTTTAAGTACGGAAGCGGTAAGGGCAAGAAAGGAGGGCTGAGAGAAGGCATGATAAAGTGGGTTCGAGAAAAGAATTTGGGTGGTTTGAAAGCTGAAGTTAACTTGGAATCTTGGGCAGGATATTTAGCATACAAGATTTACATGGAAGGTAAAGAGCCAACTTACTTCTATTCCGATTGCATAACAGAGGAAAGCGTAAACGAATTACGGCAAAAGCTGGCGCAGCAAGTGAAACAAGATATGATTAACCTATGGCGATAACTATTAACGATCAGCCCGATACATTCACTCCGGTGTACAATCCGGTGGTATTTACGTTGGATTCAACCAACAATACCCAAACCAACTTCAAGTATGTGGTAGATGTTTACATGGAGGGATCTGTAAACTACGATAGAAGATTTTTAATACCGGCAGATCCCAACAACGGCTACGGCAAGATTGATCTTTCGCGGTATTTGAAAAGCAAGGTTACAGGCGTGGACATTTCCATAAGTGCTACCCATGTAGAGGAGATGCCGAACAGCATTAAAAAGTTAAAGGTGAAGGTTGGAGAACAGTTTGGAACTACACCAGGAACGACTGCGGATTTGGCAACGTCAAATGATTTTTATGTGTTTAACGGTGCGGTCAAGTACAAGGATTATGTCAACTGGAACTCGGGCAATTATTTGTTGGGTTCAACAAATGACAAATTTCTGACGAACACACCAAGCACCCAAAGGATTGCAAGCGGAGAAGATGCGTTTTTAAGCGCGATAGTAAACACAACTGGAGATGCTTATTATGTGATCGTACGTACGTTTAGCGATGTAGATGCCAATGGATTTGTGATAGGCCAGTATGACATTGCTTATGACGGCCAGGCGTTGGCGAATACGGCGGATCGAATGTTTATCACTCCAGCAGGTTGGAACTTAAACGATATAGCCGCAGGCGACATAACCGTAACGCTTGGGGCATTGCCGATATTGGATGCTGATGTCAAGAGTTATCTGGTAGTTGTAACCACATCAACAGGCATTACGCAACTGCGATCTGAAGTAAAGTACTTCAATGTCATAAATAGGGATTGCCGTCATTCGGGCAACCAATTCAGGCTGCACTATCTTAATAGACTTGGTGGTTATGATTCGTTCACGTTTGAATTGGTGAACAAGTACAACATATCAAAGGAGGTCAGCGAGTTCAGAAGGGAAAGGGGCGTATGGTCGGGCACGTCTTATGACTTCAATAGAAAAACACCACAAAGGGCAGCATTTCACACCCAGACACAAACCAGATACAGATTAACAAGTAATTGGGTAACGAAGGCAGAATACGATGCCTTAGAAGAACTATTTGATAGCCCAGAGGCATACTATGTGGATGGCTCGGAGTTAGTGTTTTGTAGGGTGGTAAATACTAATTACGAAGAAAAGTTAGAAGCATCGGACAAGCTATTTAACGTAGAGATGGAAATAGAGGTAACGTACACAGACGACAGGCAAGGATGGTAACAGGACTATACATAGCAGGCACAAAGGTAGATTTGACGGAGGACGTTCCGGTTAGTCTTAACTTTTCTATTGCCGACATTCGCGAGCCACAAAACCGACAGAACAGCTATTCCAAGACTATCACTATTCCATCGACAAAGGTAACGGATGAGGTCTTTACTCACTTGTTTGAGATCAATGCTGACGGTGGCTATAACGCAAAAGTCAAGGCAGAGGCGGAGTTGTATGTAAATGACATTCTGCAATTCAAGGGCTATGCACAGCTGAAGTCTATCCGGCAAACCAATTACCGCAAGATCAGTTACGATGTGGTAATAGCCGGAGAGATAATGGACTTGTATGGCTCGATAGGAAACGGACTTCTGGAAGATCTGGATTTGTCGGACCTCAACCACACATGGGATTTAACTACCATTGAGAACAGTTGGACGGCCACAACCGGAGAGGGGTATGTGTACCCGATGATTGATAACGGATATTCCTCAAATCGATATTCGTGGGAAATGGGGTGGTTTCGTCCTGCGGTATATGTAAAGGAGTATGTAGATAGGATATTCTCTGCTGCTGGGTTTAGTTATGATTCGGACTTTTTCAACTCTGCAAGGTTCAAAAGTTTGATTATTCCATTCAACCGAAACAGAATGGAACTTAGCGCAGCCCAAGTATTGGATAGGGAGTTCAGGGTATCAAGGGAAAGCACAGTACAAACGGACACTTTAACCCAGACAGGATTTTATTCGGGTTCTATAGATCACACACGTGTAGATTTTAACGATGATTCGACTGGCTTAAACTTCAATACCAACGGCCAGTTTGATTTGACTTCAGATGAATGGGAGGTAGATTATACAGGAAGGTATGATTTGAGCGGTTTATTTTATTTGGGTATGACGTGGACGGTTACAAGTCCAGACGGCGGATCAACCTACAAGCCTACTACCTACATAAGTGCCGTCCCTATGATTGAAAAGTCGACAAATGGCGGTGCAAATTGGAGTCCAATAAGCACGACGCAAACGTGCGCGATTAATGCTGACACGGCATTTGCTTCTACCTATACCACAAGCGCAACATCTACATATCCTGATTATGATTTTTTAGTTGACTTGCAAGGAGGCGCACCACCACCAAGAAACTTCAACCCCCCCAATAGTGTATTTGCAACGGCACAAAATATATTCTTATCCGCAGGCGATAGGGTAAGGGTAAGAATAAGAACATGGACAAGAGTCAGCAATGACTACGTTATCGTCAGTTCGTATGGTCCGGGGAATCCTATTCCTAATGGTGATGCCATGAAGTTCTACGATGTGGCTACGCCTGCCACGTTAAAGACTGGAACGTACGATTTAAGGATATTGCCAGGAAGCTACCTATTGAACAAAATAGACAATCAGGGGCTATACTCTGGGGGCACGGTGGACATGGCTGCGGTCATTCCACAAAAGATACGGCAGGCTGACTTTTTGACATCTTTAATCAGAATGTTCAATTTGTACGTTCAGCAAACAGGCGACAAGACGTACAAAATTGAGCCACGCGATGACTTCTATTTACCACCATTACAAGCCAACAAAGAGGACTGGACATACAAGTTAGACAACGATAGCGAAATGGAAATTATCCCTGTAGGCGCGTTGGATGTTGGGCAATTCAGATACCGATACAAAGAGGACAAAGATTACTACAACGAAAAGTATTTAGCCGAAGAAGGGGAGATCTACGGCGAAAAGATACAGTATGTAGATACGGACTTTTACAAGGAAGAGAAACTAACTGAAGTCATATTTAGCCCAACGCCATTGAATGACGGCGGTACAGGCGATGTGGTGCTTTCCACGATCATAAATTCCGACGGTCAAACGGTTTCACCATACACTGGAAACATCAGAATTTTAATATGGGGTGGGTTGGTTCAGGCTCAACAAGGAATACTAATTACCGACACGGTAACTGGCAGCACATTGAACATAACCGAGTACCCCTATGCCGGACACTTAGATCACCCATATACACCGACTTTTGATTTGTCTTGGGATGTGCCTTTGAAAGTTTACTACAAACCAACCTACCAAGCGTTACAATACACGAACGCAAATCTTTACAATGAATACTACCGAAAATTTATTGACGAGATTACAGACCAAAATAGCAAGGTAATAAAGGCGTGGTTTTGGTTAGAGCCTGACGACATCGAGCAGCTATCATTCAGAAAGCTGTATTATTTTAAGGATTCGTTTTTTAGACTGCATCGGGTGTACGATTACGATCCGGTCAATTCATCAATTACCCAATGTGAGTTTCTGAAGATCAAAGAGGGTACAGCGTTTCAATCTTTGCAGACTGATCTGGAGGGGGCGTATAATGGCAATGTAGATTTTGTTGAACCAAAGGTAACTGGTGGCGATATACCGAGAGATGGTAACAGCTACGATGCGAACAGATCGGTAAGTGTGTACGGCAATAACAACCAGGTAGCACCAAGCGCACGGCAGTCAACTATTGTGGGGGATGGCAATATAATAGGCGCGGAGAGTGAGCGGATAATGATTACCGGAAACAACAATGTGATTTTCGGAGGGGTGAGCAATGTTACTTTAATCAACACCAATAACAAGGAGGTAATTGATTCAGGAGTTACCTACATCAACGGCAAATTGATAAACGGCAGTACGGCGGTGGAAACGGTTACTTCCAACAGAACGTTGCCAGAGTTTAAGATGGCATACCACTTTGATTGCACAAGCGGCAATATAACATTGACTTTACCAAGTGTGAGCAATCCTGAATTGATAGGTAACTGGACATTTGTAAAGAAGATAGACGCATCAGCAAACACTTTGACGGTAAGCCCTGCCGGTGGCAAGACAATCGACGGTGCAGCGAGTAAGGTTTACAGCACCCAATGGGATGGTGATGTAATTTATTTAGGTGATGACTTTAACTGGTATTTAGGACTATAATTATGGCAGACGAAACGGTTAGCATACAGTTACTCATTGATACTTCCAAGTCGGCAACGAACATGGCCGAACTGGAGGAGTCTATTGAGGCGATGCGCGAGGAACTCCGCAAGACAGAAATCGGCTCGCAGGAGTTTGACAAGTTAGCGCGATCAATCCAACAGGCAGAGAACAAAGTCAAGGACATAGAATTGACTTATGAGTCTGCCGACTTAGAAGGAAGGTTCGGAAGATTAGGTGATGTGATTGGAGGCGTGGCGCGTGGTGCTGCTGCGGTGGAGGGTGCTTTGTTCCTGATGGGTGAGCAGGGCGAAGAAGCGGAGGAAGTCATGGCCAAGCTGATGTCGGCTATGGCAATTGCTGATTCGATTGAGGGCTTTGCAAAGTTGGGATCGGCGTTACAAAAGTTTACATCTATAACAGCTATCACAGAAAAAGCCCAATTAGCACTCGGCGTAGCAATAAGAGCATCTAACAGAAAAGAGTTTATCGGCAGTATTAGAGATATGGGAAAATCTCTATTAGGAATGTCGAAGTCAACGAACTTGGCAGCAATAGCAAAGACCGCTTTGGCAGGGGCTATAAAAGCTGTTAGGATAGCGTTCACTGTATTACTCGGCCCTATTGGATGGGTGATAGCCGGAGTAACGGCGTTGGGTGCTGTGGTGTATCAATTCAGAGAACAGATTGAAGCAGCCATTCGTGCAATACCTGGACTTTCGGATGCTCTGGAATGGTTGGGGATTATATCTTCAGAAGAAGATAGAATAGAACAACAACGCAAGAAAGCTCACGCTGCTAACGTCAAAAGAATTACGGAAGAAATAAACAACATTAAAAAGGTTGAAAAACAAGTTGCCAAATTAAAAAAAGAAGTTGGGGATAGGTACGACTTTGAAATTAAAAAAGCGCAAGCCGCAGGCAAAAATGTTGCAGACTTGGAAATGGAAAAGCTGCACGCATTATTAGCTGCAACAAAGGAACAAGTCAGACTAATAGAACAACGGTATGCCAAAGAATTGCAATTGGCAAATGAGATTACCGACTACTTAAACGTATCTGAAGCCCTTAAAACTGAAATTGTAAAACGAAGAACAGGCGACACAAAGAAACAATTACAAGAGGCAAAAGATGAAGAAATAAAGCTATCTCAAGAAATAGAAGTAGCGGTTATAGCTGACAACAAGTCAAAAGCAGACGCATACCGCGAATACGCTCAAACGCGCAAAGACATAGCAAGGCAAATTAGAGATTTAGAAATATCGCTAATTAAAGACGAAAGGGAAAGGAGTGTTGCCGAAATCAATGAGAAGTACGACAGGATGCTTGAAGATCTTGCCAACTTAAAGGTAACGGAGGATGAAAAGTTAAGGCTGATACAATTATACAATCTCAAGAGGCTGCAAGAATTGGAGCAGTACAAAGTCAATGAAGATGTTATATTGACAGAAGCGGAAAAGCGTCAAGCGCAATCACTTCACAGTAGCCAAGAATTGCAGAACAGATATTCACAAACTATTCTTGACAACGCTAAAAACAGATATGAAACACAAGTTGCTTTTATGGAGGCAGAAAAGGAGGCTCAACAAAACCTCAATGATGCCAAGATTGAAATGGCACAAGGGTTAATTGGCACTTTATCGGGGCTTGCAGGAGAGAACAAAAAGTTGGCAAATGCTTTATTTATCATAGATAAAGCCCTTGCTATTGGTAACATCGTTGTTCAAACACAAAGGGAAATCGCAGGGTATTACGCAAATCCTGCATGGTCATTGATGCCAGACGGCGGTGTAACCATTAAAACAACATACGCTACAGCAGCTAAGATTAGAGCAGCCACAAGCATTGCGTCTATAGTTGGATCAAGCATTGGTAAGTTTATGAGTGGTGGCGGAGGTGGAGCAGCTGCATCAAGTGGCGGCGGTGGCGGTGTAGGACTGCGTGGACCAAATTCACCAGGCCAAGCCAATATGTTACCGGCAACAGGCGAAACGGTATTAAGGGGCAATCAAATGGACACTAAAGTTGTGGTGGTAGAATCGGATATTACCAACGTACAGAGCAGAGTTAACGTAATTGAAAACCAAGCAAAAGTAAGATGATGAACGAAAATGTAAAAATAGTCGAACTTGTTATTGACGAAGAAACAGGCGTGGATGCGGTAGCCTTAGTAGATCGGCCTGCCATTGAAAGAGAATGGTTGGCATTTAACGAAGAGGGAACCTATAAGTTCAAAGTAGAGAACGAAGAACGCAGAATCGTTAGCGGTCCGTTAATGGTTGCCGACCTACCTATCTATAGGGTGGATCAATACGGTGGTGAGTATTACGCTATCTTCAGGAAGGACACTATCGAAAAGATAGTCCACAAGTTCATGCAGGAGGGCAGGACAAACGCTGTAAACCTAATGCACGAATCGAGCATGATACCGGAGGGCGTGTATATGTTTGAATCGTTTATCATTGATTCGTCAAGGGGCATCAATACACCCGATGGTTTCAAGGCTTTACCTGACGGATCGTGGTTTGGTAGTTACAAAGTAGAGAATGACGAGGTATGGCAACAAGTGAAGCAAGGCACGTTTAAGGGGTTTAGCGTAGAGGGCATGTTCAAACCATTGGAGAAAGGTGAGAAACCAATGGATTTAGTGGATGCTATCATCGAGATCATAAACGGAAAGTAAGTTGGCCTTGCGGAGTTTCTATTTTGTTCAGTAGGGCGAACTCTCCAAAGTGCTTAATGGCTTCTTTGTTATAGGCTTCGGCTGCTTCTTCTTCGGAAGTGAATAAACCTAAGTGTTTTTGTTTGCCGTTTATTTGTATGTAAGCCTTCCACTTTTTAGCCCACTTATCCCAATAAACACCTTTGTATTTAGACGAACTACCTTGATGTGACTTTTTGTTCATCTGATTTTGTTGGGGTGTTACAACCCTAAGATTAGACTTGATATTTAGAAGTCCTGAATACTTTAATTCAGGGTATTGCTTGTCAAATTCATCCCCGTTTAAGATATGGTCTGTGTGCAGACCTTTAGGAGTTTGCATCAAATACCCATGCATGCTGTTATAACGAGTGGTTCGCTTTCCGCAGGACTTACGGTATGCTTCAGCCCTTGCTGCATACACATTTTTTATCCTTCCGTCTTTTCGCTTTTTAACCCAAGCACACCACTTCCATTCCATAAGATGTTCATAGTCCTCATCATCTACATAGGTAAAGAATCCTTGTGATAGTTCGATCTTTTTCATAGTGTATTATTTGGCTACTAATATACAAACTTTCTTAACCAATACAAACCATTTTCAACACCCCTTGATTTTGCGTATTTATTAGTAAAGTATTAAGCATGAATCTAACTGCAAGACTATTTAATTTTATTACTTCCCAAGTAAAAGAGAAGTTTGCCGAAGCCACTTTAGAAGATGGCTCTTTAATCAATTTTGAACCAGCCTTTGAGGTAGGCGCGGAAGCCATGCGAGTAACAGAGAATGGTTTTGAGCCGCTTGCCGATGGTGATTACATCACTTCAGAAGGGCAGCCGTTTACCGTTCTTTCTGGTCAGGTGGCAAGCATAGACGCTGCTGAAGAAGAAGAAATGAACAGCGACAAGTTCATGGAACAGGCAGTACTTTCTGACGGTACAATGGTAGAGGCTAACCCATCACTTGCGGAAGGTGCGCAGCTTGTTGTAATGACACCTGAAGGAAATGCCCCTGCACCTGACGGCGACCACCAACTGGAGGATGGCAGAATAGTTACAACCGTTGGCGGTGTAATTACTTCAATCGCAAGCCCTGAAGAAGCTGAAGAAGAAGAAGAAGTAATGGAAGAAAAGCGTGCGCCTAAGACAGTAATCGAAAGGACTGAAGTCGAAAGCAAGTTTGCCGAAGCCAACAACAAGATCGAAGAACTGACAAAAGCACTTGAATCAGCAACTGAAAAGATTTCAGAGTTTGAAAAGTCGAAATCAGAGACTGAAGAAATGAACAAGGCATTGGCTGAAATGTTGGAAGGCTTTAAGGAAACCCCTAAAGATCAGCCAAAGGAAAAGACAAACGCTAACCCGTCAAAGACTGACGACAGGATTTTTGAGTTCGCACAACGGCTTAAATCAATGAAAACCAAAACCAAAAACAAATAAATCATGGCAAGTTCGTACAATGTATCGGCCCTCACTAACTACGTTGATCAGACGTCAGAGGAGCTAATCACCAAAGCGGTTATCGGTAATGAAACCGCAGCGTTCCTGACACCTTTCCCCGGTGTTAAATTTCAAAAAGCATTACAGCTTCTTGATGTAGATGTTATTCCACAAGACTTGGGTTGTGCATTCACCCCAACTGGTAGCACTACATTCACGCAGCGTGTAATGTCTGTATCTGATGTTAACTTCCACATCGAATGGTGCCCAAAGGACCTTGAAACAAAGTGGACGCAAGTTCTACTTTCTCCAGGTCAGAAGTATTCTGATGCTGACGTTCCTGCTGCTATCATTGACGAATTGATGATGCAGGTTAACCGTCGTTTGGAAGTAGCTGATTGGCAGGGTAACACTTCAAGTGGTAACGCATACATCAACAACTACGATGGTCTTATTAAGCTGATCGAAGCTGATGGTACTTATGCTTCACCAACTGGTTCAGGATCTACTGCGTTTAATGAAACCAACGCTCGTACAATCATGAAAAACAGCTTGGTTGCTATCCCTGCTGCTTTGAAAGGAGATCCATCATTCCAGTTCTATTGCGGATATGACTTCTTCCAGATCTATAAAAACAAGATCGCTGCTGACAACTTGTTCAATCCTCCTGCTGAGGGTAACGAGTGGGTAATCAATATTGAGAACTCACCTGTAACCATGAAAGCAGTACACGGTCTTGACGGTACAGATAAGATCTTCGGATTCCGTTCTTCTAACGTATTCTTAGGAATGGATGAGATCGCTGATCTTGGAAACATCGAGTTGTGGTATTCGCAGGATGACAGAAAAGTGAAGTTTGCACTTGACATGAAGCGCGGTGTACAGTTTGCTTACGGTTCTGAAATCGTTAGATTTTCTGCGGCATAATAACAATAAGGGGGGGAGGGTAATACCTCCCCTTAATTAAAAGGAGGAAAATATATGGCTTGTGCATTGACATCTGATATTAGTTTAGGCTGCCGAGATTCAAAGGGCGGTATCAAAACTATTTATGTAACCGAGTTGGCGAATAAGTCCACACTCTCGGCTAACGCCTCCGGTGTTATTACTACGTTCACCCTTGCTACCAGCACGGAGTTCTTTACTTACAATCTTGAAAAGGAACACGCATCACTTACAGAAACAACTGCATACGCGCCTGAAAATGGTACTGTATTTAGCGAACAAACATTGACTTTTACCCTTCACAAACTTCAGACTACACTTAGACAAGAATTGAGTTTGTTGATTCAAAACAGGGTTATGGTGATTGTTCTTGATCGTAACGGTAAGTATTGGTTGCTTGGTAAGAACAACGGAATGGACGTAACCAACATTGAGAGTTTGACTGGTCAGGCTTTTGGTGATAACAACGGATATAACTTGACTTTGGTAGGACGTGAGGAAGATATGATACAAGAGGTTGATGCTTCTTTGATCGCGACTCTGACTGCTCCTGCATCCTAAGACACGCGCTTACCCATAGCGAAAAATATGGGCTTTGTAAAGAGGGGCAGGGATGCCCCTTTTTCTATTCTCAACAAATCGGTAAATCTTATACTTATATATGATGATACGAAAAGAACTAATAGGAACAAGTATCTACGTCAAGAAATTAGACCGTGAGGTTTTAATTTCGGAGGACAATGTAGAATTATTGAGGGCATTAAAAATAGATTGCTTTGGTAAGGATAACACAAGGACAAGCGAATACGGTAGTCGTAACCGCAAGCGAAAGAAAAACGATCAGTAGTCCGTACTGGCTATTGGCGTTTACTTCGGAGGTTACTAACGAAACGAACACGTGTATCTGCGCGAATACTTCAGGGTATATTGATAGGTACGACAAGTTCACCGTTACAGAATCGGGAACAGAGGACAGGGTAAACGGCACGTTAAGTTTGAAGCCTGAAGGGATATGGACATTGAAGGTTTACGAACAGTCAAGTAGTTCAAATCTTGATCCGGCAAATGCTACGTTATGCCATACCGAAAAGGTCAAAGTGATAGGCACAGCACAACAGTACACAAGTAATGATACATACACAACCGGCATCACAACGGCAAAAGTGTGGAACGGTTCAACAGTAGAAGGATGATAAAGATCAGCGACAATCAATTTCTCTTAAACTTTTCGGCATATACCGAAACGCCACAATTCGTTCCTAACAAGAGAAAGGACTATGTGGAGTATGGCCCAAAGAATGACTACCCACAATACCTGGACAAATTATTTTACGAATCCGCAAATCACGGATCTGTAGTTCGGTCAAAGGTAGATTTTATTTGCGGTCAGGGTTGGAAGGTCAACACACAGATAACCACCACCGAACAGCAAGTATTGCTTGAAAAAAGAATCGGGAAGGTCAATTCGTTTTACGAATCGTTAGATGACTTGACTAAGTATCTTGTGAACGACTGGAAAAGATACGGATGGTTCGCTATTCAGGTTATTGAAACTTTGTCTGGCGAAAAGTATTTTTACCACATTCCGGTATGGAAACTAAGGTATCACAAGGACGGTCAAAGCATTGCTTATTGTGATGACTGGTCCGTAAGAAAACCAGAGGAACACGAATCATTCCAGATATTTCCGTTTTACTCAAAGCACAAAAAACAAGAGAACAGTATCTATATCCACAAGGATATGTGCGAAGGAAATTTCTACCCATATCCTGAATACCAAGCTGCAATCAACTGGATTGATGCGGACAGAAACATCGGACGGTTCACAAGTAACTCGATTGAAAACGGTTTTCACGGTGGGTACTTGATCAATTTTGTGAATGGTGTTCCATCGGTAGATGAGATGGAGGACATTGAATTAAGAGTAAAAGAAAAACTAAGCGGACCAGATGGGGAAAGGATAATGATAAACTTTTCCGACGGTTCAGACCGAAAAGCCGAAGTAGTACCATTGACACCACCGGATTTACATTCTGTTTTTATTGCTTTGAGAGATACGGTACAAAGCCAAATTTTTACAGCACATAGGGTTGATCCTGTATTGATGGGGGTAAAGACCGAAGGGCAATTAGGTGGCAGAACAGAGGTAATAGAAAAGACCGAATGGTTGACGAATACTTACGTTAGGCCAAATCAGAAAGTGTTGGAAGATGTGTTTAACTTTCTTTACGGCACGGATGCTTTATACATTCAGGTACTTCAGGCTATTGGCCTTGAAGCCCCAAGACCGGCGGAAACAGAAACGGTTGATTTAGCTACCATGCTCGGAACTATCTCACCACTTGTGGCAACGAAGGTACTTGAGAAAATGACTGACGACGAGATACGTTCCATCATCGGACTTGGTGCGTTGAAACCTGGAGCGATTATCAGACAGACAGAGAAGAAAGTGGAAAAGTACAAGGAGTGCTGTTCAAGCGATCACGCATTTAGCATCCCTGAAGATATGGGAGTGCCTGTTGAGATGGTGGAGGTTTTGTTTGCGGAGGAAGTAAAGATCATTGACGAAGAAGGGCAATTCAGGGCGGACATCAACGAAGATAGGGTAAGGCAAAACTTTGCGGAGTTCACCGATCTTCAGAAATCCATTTTAGCCATTTACAAGGACAATCCCGATATTCTATTGGGTGAGGTAGCGGATGCATTGAACAAGGAGTTAAAAGTGGTTGAGAACGCCGTTAAACAAATGCAGGAACGTGGGGCGGTAGAGATAACTGAAGATGGTCGTGTAAAGATCAAAAGGGAAAAGACTATCGAAAGGGAACTGGAGGAAGAAATTACGGTAATGTATCGGTACGTTAAAAGGTCAGATGCCCCACCGTTAAAAGGAGAATCAAGGGATTTTTGTAAGACTATGGAATCGTTCACACGGTCAAGACTTTTGACACGGGATGAAATTGATAGGTTAAACAACCAGACGAATGATCCGAAAGTTAGGGATGTATGGACGCATAGGGGCGGATGGTACACCAACCCAACCACGAAAAGAAGCGTACCGTTTTGTCGCCACATTTGGGAATCAGTAGTTGTAAGAATTAAGAAATGAGCAGAATACTATTTATAGATGAAACGTACCTGAAGGAAACTTCGGTAATAGACGACAACGTAGATATGAAGGTGGTAAACCCGACTATTGACGAGTGCCAGGATTATTACATTCATCCGGTTTTAGGTACTGATTTATTTGAAGATATTAAGACTTCAATAGACAACAATTCGGTTTCTGCTGCTTACCAGACTTTATTAAATAACTACATCCGTCCGGCATTATCGAAATGGGTGCAGTATGAGTTAATGATAAATAACCGGATCAAGGTAAGGAACAACGTAACCGGAATACCTACGGCGGACAATATGCAGATCCCTGACATTTCAGAAATGAAGTTTTACATGGACAGGATCAAGTCGAAAGCCGAATGGTACAGCCAACGAATTACTAACTTTTTGTGTGAGTACGAAACGGACTATCCTAAATATACAAGCAACTCTGACGGTGATGATATTTACCCAAGCATGACAAGCTACCAAACAGGGATGGTTTTACCTAATTACCGACCAATACCAAAAGGCTTAAAAGTAGATTATGGCGATAAAAAAGGATGGCGAAACCTCAACTCGTAAGCGAGTATTTAAGAAGGGCATTGATAAGAAAATACAGAAGTTTTTGCATGAGAACGTACAACCAAATAATAACGGTACTAAACGACTTCGCAACTAACCAC